CTGGCAATCAAGTTCATCACCAACACATAACAGTTTGTCTGGTTTAACGTAATCAACATAGTTTAGAAGTGCTTCAACATAGGATTTCTTAATGAAAGGGTATTGCAAATCTGAGATTACGACGTAACGTTTTATAGTTACCTCTTTCGTTTAGGCTTGCCTAACTCTGAACTAATACTATCTATAGTACTACGAATTTTGACAACATCTAACTGTAGGCGTGTCACTTTATCTGCTAAAGAACTTCCACCATTGGGAAACAATTGGGATTTCATTTTAATAATTTCTGCTGTTGCTTTAATTGTCAAAACAAGAATGGTGACAAGTAAACCAATAATGCCAATTAGTTCGTTTATCATTGTCCGTCAAACCAATTTGGATCATAAAAATCATCATCTTCATCTTCATCAGGTGCAAGAGTAAACTGGTATTTTTCAGCTGCATAATTGATAATGCCAAATACTGAGTGTTGTGGCATATCTGCGTTAGCTGCAATTTTGATTGTTTTCTTTTTGCCGTCAAACATTTCTAAACAACAAACGAAGCCTGTAATAAGTTTGCCTTCTTCGTGAGCTGTGTTGATAATTTGTACAAGTTCTGACGCCATAACGTCAGGTAATTCAATAACAGTTTTCTTTGCTTTAGGTTTGCTCATAATCCAAACACCTTTCCGTTTAAGTCCCCAACTTTAGTAAAGGATATATGAAGGTGTGAAACGTGAGGGTTAGAACCTTTGTAGACACGCCAAGCCCAGTTTTTAATAGGTGAGGCTATGCGGTGTTGGTGAATAATGTAACTGACTCTTTTGTCGCCTTTGATTGCAATTGTCTTAATTTGTTCTGCAAGTAACCAAGACTCTTTACTAGATCCTTTAATAAGGTCTGAATCAATATCTATAGCACGTACCCAACCTTGTTTATCTGGGTTGTGGTCTGACTTACGTGCGTTGTGTGCTGTGTCGCCTATCCAGCCGTCACTACGTTTATCGCGATTCGGATACTTGGTATTTATTTCAGAGCGTAATTGCTCAGCTGCGTTACTTAGTCTTGGTTTTGGCATTAGGGTTCATAGCTCCCATTGAAGCAGCTACGACAGCACCTAATACAGCACGATAGTCAAGGGCGAAGTCTGTTGCTTGCCAAGCTGCTAAGAAAGCAATTGCAGCTAGTGATAATTGTTTATAGTTAAAGGATTGCATTAAGTTCATCTTTTGTTAGTCCTGCTATTTCTGCTAACTTTTTGATAGCACTTTCACGTGAGTCTTGTTTGGCTTTATACTCGGCTTCGAGTAGTGCTTGAGCATCTGCTGTTGCTTTTTGGTCAGCAATAAAGGCTTCTTTATCTGACCCAACAAGTTCAACGATTTGGTCATCTACACCAATAAAAATTTGTTCTTCTTTAGATTTAGCCATTGTCATAATCCTTACTTGTTGTATCCATAAACAGAAACTTTGCCTGACGAAAAATTACCAGAAGAATTTAACAAACTAAAACCTGTAAAAGAGGTTTCTGAAATAAAACTACCATTAATGTTCAAACCAAAATTTACAGTATTATTTCCACCTACTGATTGTCCAGAAATATTAGTATCTGTTGCAGCAAAAGGATTTATAACATCAAAGGTTGCAGAAAACAAAGCATCATTGTAATGAGCATTAGTTTGCAAAACAAAAGAAGTTGTGCTTGTGCTTGTTGAATTTACGCCCGTACCTGAAGCGTTAATACCATCTGAAAACAACCGATAAGCACTATTCGAATCATCTGCGCCACCAACTCTTAAACGCAAACTTATAACTCTGTCTGCATTTGTTGAAACCCCACTTGAAACAACAACTTTGTAATTATCATAAGTTGCACTAAATACATCATTTATAGATTGAGAACTTACTGCAGAAAATGACGTTGTGTTAAGTAAAACCATTCCAGCCTTATTAGTACCAAGAGCTGTAAACATAGAAGCGTCTATTGAGTCGCCTAAAGTTTCAATAGCTGTAGCGCCGTCTTTTACAAGATCAGTTGAAGTTGGTACAGCCCAACCATAATTAGGGGTAGTAGTTGCCATTGTTCTAGTTTATCCTTTTCTTAAATAACGTCAAGCCAACGATAATCATTAGCAAGGTTCTGCCATTGAATTAAAGCGTTGTAGTCTTCCCACTGAATTGAGAGGGTGCTATAGATTGAGTTAGAAACAGACATAGCCAGTTCAAGGTTATTACGTCCTAGTGTCCAAGTCCAGCCTTCACAAAAGCCTTCAAAGTATCCTTCAGGTATTAGCCCTACTGGAATATTGTCTAAATACAAAAGGGTATCCATTGAGACACCTAGTAAGTTATCTCTCACAGTATTTGTCATATCTGAGTGGGCAAGATTAACAGTAACTTCTTCAAGTGACGCTTTAGGTGTTCCTCTGTAATTAACAAAGTTTGTAGCTTGTTCTGTAGCGTCAGCTGTTTCGGCAAGTATTGTGGATCTTACTTCTTGAAGCAAACCATAGTTATTTATTGAGGTGTCATTTTGTGCTTCTACTTGTAAAACTGGGTCATCATATTGTATGACAACACTATTAACAATGTCTGCTGTTTGTAGTCTTGTTTGTATGTCAGCGTTTACAAGATTAGCGTCAAGTTCGATAAGATTAGCTGCATAGTTTTCACTTCTTCGCTCTGCGTCTGCGTAACCAATTTTGAAATCAGTTGTGTCATATAAATATCCTAACCCTGATTGTTGTGTAACGTCTGTCAAATTGTAAGCCTGTTCTACCTGTGCAGGTCTTGCAAGCACTTCGTAACGCCCTGCGTCAATTGTGTCTATGCCTTGCACACCATAGTTAGCCCAAGTCTCGGTTGTAAAATCATTCCAAGTAAATGTGTTACTTATGTCTTCCCAAGCTGTATAAAGTGTTTCTTCTAAAATACGTGTGATACGTGCGCCGTCTAATTCTTCTGGGTAAGCAACTGATCCAGCGTAACGTTTTACAAGTAAACCAAGAGCGCCTACAGCTTGTATTTGTAATGTGTTAGGTTTACCACCCAAGCCTGCACCTGCAAATCTGTTGTAAACACCTGAAACTTCACCTGTGAATAGTTTGACATAAGCACCTGTTGAGTCAGTAACTTCAATTATTATTGTGTCTAATAATTCTACTACTGGACTTGTGCCCTCAAGGTTTAATAATTCTAAGTTACAATAACTAGGTTGTGTTGCTTCAAAAAAATCGTTGCGACCATAAGTAATTGTTGCGTCTTCTAAAGTTGTAGAAGTTTGTACAGTACCAGCAATAGTAACTCGGTAGGTTGGTGTGTATACAGTCATAATTAGCTAGGGGGTATAAAGAATCTAAGACCCGTTGTTGCTGTGGCTGTGTTTTGAATTTTACTTATTGCTCTAGCAAAACCTTGTTGATCTACTGGACCTTTGAATTGATTAATAATTGTTACAGCTGGTTTTTGTGTGTTTATTCCAACTAAACCTTTTGCTTTACCTGAAGCTGGGGCATTAGGGGCAAACTGTCCTGTAGCGTTAACAAATTGTCCTACAAGTGATTCATCAAAGGCTTTTTTGAAGTCTCTAAATTTTTGTATTGCTGCATCAATTTTGGCAAACAAAGAATCTAAACCTTCAACCATACTTGTTAATAGGTTTATAAATCTGACAAAGCCTGAATCATCAGAAGTGCTACTGTCAAAAATTTCTACTAATGAACCAAGCCCATCTCCAAGGTCACGTAAAGCTACACCAAGTTCAAAACCTGCGTCTTCGCTTTTATTAGTTGTTAACTTAAATTCTCCAAGAGCATTAACAGCAGAATCATTTTTACCTGTTAAACCATTAACTAAACCTTCAATTGCTGGCACAAGACTATTTTTAAGAAAATCAGAAAACTTCAAAGCAACTGGCAATAACGATTCACCTAATGTTGTTTTAACGTCTTCTATATTAGCTGCAAGTATTCTTTGACTGTTTGCTAATCCATCTGAGGTTTTAGCAAAATCTCCTTGAGCATCAGAGGTTTGTTTGTAAATTGCTGCTTGAGCTGCAAGTACTTTGTTAGCAGGTGATAAAGCCTCTTTGGTAGATTTAATTAAACCTAAAGCCAAAGCCTCGTTTTTAAGTGTCGCATCATTAAGTAAAATGCCATATTTTCTAATAGGTTCTGCTTCACCTCTTAAAGCTGCACCTATTGCTTGAATAGCTTCTTCTGGAGAAGTGTTATTGAAAGAAGCAAGATCAGAAGCAAGTCTGACAAAACCTATAGAAAATTTAGATAAATCTTTACCTGTTAAACCTGCTGCTTTACCAAGTGTGGCAAAATTTGATGCTGCTGATACTGCTTGTTTTTTTGATTGACCTAATGAATCTGCAGCTGTTTCAGCAAATGCTTCAATTTCTTTAGAAGCGTCGCCAAATATAACTTTTGCTTTTGATATTTCTTCTGCAAAATCTGAAGCTGCACCAATAGCATCTTTTCCTATTTTGATAGCCATAGCGCCAGCAGCAGCACCAAGGGCTGCAAAAGCCAAAGCTCCAGCTTTTAATGCGCCACCAAGTTTGTCACTAAAACTTCTAGTTTCTTTATCGGCTTTATCTAATCCTTGAATAAAGTCTTTTGTGTCAGCAAGAAGTGCAAGTTTGAGCGTCCTAATGTCAGCCATTATAAACTAGCCTTCCAAGCGTCTCTAACTTTTTCAAAACCTTGTAACCATTCCTGCGCAATTGTTGGTTGAAATCTTGACATAGCACGATACAACCACCAACCCTCTTTCCCGCCTTTACTAGATCTACGCGGAAACTGTTTATATTGTTTAGATCCAAATTCATTACCCATTATCACATAACCTGCACTAAAAGCACTAGAGCCGACTTTACGATTACCACCAATACTGAAAGAAGGTGCTTTATCTGATTTAGATATTTTAATTGACTCAGCTACAGCTACAGCTTGTTTAACGTTATAAGGTGCGTTATTAGCTGCCCCTTTAGCATAATTAGCACCACGTTCAGCTAAATCTTGTGCAATCTTTTTCATATCATTTTTAGCAATATCGTCCATTTTACTAAAAGCACGAAGTAACCCACGATAATCTTTATCAACTTTGACTATTTGAATTTGTTTAGCCATTAGCTCGCTCGTTTAATATGTCTATAGCCGTTGCTAAAATTTCTGGTTCGGCATTGAGCCAATAGTCGGGTGTTATCCCAGTTGCTATTGCTAGTTCTACTGCTGTTCGCCCAAGACTTTGGGCTTGGTAAAATTTGCTGTCTCAAAATCAGAAGCTGCAATAGAAATAACTTTGGTTTTCCAAACATCAAAACTTTCAACTTTTTTAGTAACACGTTGTTGGATCTTATGACCAAGGAATAAAAGAAGTTGGTTACTTGGTGTGCTTTCGTCCATAAGAACTCTGACAATAGATTTATTGTTATATAGTTCTTTTTCTGCCATAGCAAGTTCAATGGGTCTTGTCCATTCATCAAACTTTTCACCTGTTTCTAATTCCCAAGATATTTGTAATTTAAGCATTTGTGTGCCCCTGTTCTTTGTTTGTGGTTGTTACGCTGTTAGGTCTTCGGTTGGTATACCTACAACTTGTAATGATACTGAACAAGTTTGTACGTCTGCACCTGAACCTGTAACGCTTGGATATTGTGGCAATACGAAACCAGTTAATGTTACACCAGTTCTTAATGTCATAATAAAAGCAATTGTAGTATCTGGAGCTGTTTCAGTTCCGTTCCATAATACTTGATACAAGCTGTTTGGTGTTGCGCCTGCGTCGTTTAAGAACTCAATGTCAAGTGTAACGTTTGAATCTATGTATTTGTAGGCTTTGCCTGCAAGGGTGTCAAAAGTTAATCTTTCTGTATCAAAGTTGATAGCAGAAGAAGTAATTTGTTCTGAGTATGAATTTCCATTAACACTTAGAATTAATTGACGACCACTTAAAATTGTTGTTGCCATTAGTGCCTTCCTTAGCCTGTGTAGGCTGTTTGTAGTTGGATTTCAGCAGATAGCAAATCTGTGCTATTTGTCTGCCTAATTCTCGGACTAGATACTGACAGTATAACCCAATTAGTCGGTATAAGTGCCAAGATTGTTTCTATATCATCTTCCAAGTTTGTTAATGCGCTTGGGTTTGAATACGTAGTGCTGACTATTTCAAGAGTTAGTCTTACGTACCAATTCTTAGTATTACCAATAGATATTGGTTCAAGGTAAGGGTCGCCAGCCAAAATAAGAGCTGCTGGTGGAATAATAATATCTGGTACGTGATCATAAGCAGAGTATTTTGTGTTATCTGTTATTGCGCTTTTAAGCCCTGCACGTAAGGTACTGAGAGCCATAAATTAACCTACTTGACTATTAGAGTCAATATATTTGCTTATTAAACCTGTGACTTTGTACAAAAGGGTTCTGCCCATTCTGTATGGGGCTGGTGTGTAATCAAGGGCTTGTTGTGTGCCACCTGCAGCTAGTCTTGATTGGAATACGTCTACAGATATTTGTAGTACGGCTTCTTCTACAGCGTCTACGCCGTTGTATTGTGCCAAGGTATTAGCAGCTGCTGTTCCTGACGGAATAGTCCAATGTCTATCAAAATCTGCGTGAACTTGTGTAAAGGTAAAAGAATATTCATTTGGTATGGCTAAAACTGTTTTTGTGCCTGTAATACCTGCGTGGTGTGAATCTGTAATAGTTAAAGATTGACCTACATAAAATTTGTGGGGTACTTGCGTGTAATTTGTCCAAACGTTATCTTTTGATGAATGTTCTACAACTGCAACTTTATGTTGTACAAGAAAATCACCAATAGCGTCTTCTGCTGTTTCAATAATTGAATCAAGTTGTGCATCTGAATAAAGAGCAACAGGAACGCCAAGAACAGCTCTTAACTCACTAGCTGTAACTAATACTGGCATTTCTTATTCCTCTCGTTAAGGGTGTGGGTAGCACAGGGGCGAACTACCCACACGTTTAATGGTTTATTAGTTCTTGTTAAACCAAACTCCGCCACCAGCGACTTTAACTGCTAGTGCGCCGTATCCGTAATAATTAACGTCAATTTGACCTGTGTTAATTACGTTAGTGCGTAGAGACAATCTTGGTGATTCGTACCAAGTAAATGAATCTGGGTTTACGATAATCATTGACTGATCACCAGTTGTGTATGCGTCTAGAGAACGAGATACGTACATATCTAGTCCTGCAACGTTTCCACGTAATGATTGTGGGCTTACTGCTCCACCTGCATTTTGTGGGTTTGAAGCTGTATAGATTGGACGACCACCATCATTGTAACCCATAATGTTGCCCCATTGGGTGCTGTTAACAATTAAGCTACGAGCAAATCCAAGTGAACCTGAATAAACACTAGCTGCGCCTGCAGAAACGTAAGAAAGCAAACCTTCTTTAGTGTTGTCTGCTGTTGCTGTTGCTAATGCAACAGAAGCACCTAATTGTCCTGCTACATAAGAGTCTGTGGCTTTTGCATAAGCAAATTCCATTTGGCGTACAAGTTCGTCAAAAAATACTGGTGAAGAACGATCTAACAATTCTACTGAGAATGTTTGTTGTCCACCAAATTTTTTAACTGCTACTGAAACGAATGAAGCTGCTGTATCTGTTTCGGATAATGCTGCGTCTTCGTCTGCTTGTGCAACTGTTGGTGCTGTTGTAATTTTAGGAATTTCAAAGGTCATACCTGAAGTTGGTAATGTTCCTTTTGAGATTGCGTCAATTAAACCTCTGTCAGCGTTTGAAATTCCGTTGATAACTTCGGTTGCTTGTGGTGTTGGGATAAAACCAGCGTTGTTGGTTGTGGTGTCAGCTGCCATTACATATTGACGGCTTTCATCATTACCTAAAGCTGCTCTTAATGAGTGTTCCAAGTATGAACCCTTTGAAACGATTGGGCTTCTTGGTGCTGTGAAGATTGCTGGACGCATATTGCGTTCTTGGGCTTCAACAGCTGGGGTTGCTAC